CTATCTGAGACGGTTGACCGTGTCAATGACAAGATGACTCTTGGCATTACTAGAGCCTCTACCTTTGCAAATATTTTAAGTAGCAGTGTCTCGCGTTTAGGGGCAGCTGCTAATCAAGCATTTTCTTCCGGCGGTGGTGTGCAGGCATCTGCTAATACAGTGATGCCGCAACCAACCCCACGTTACAGTGGGTTACTTGGCCCTAACGGCCAGCCTTTACCAAGCACAATTGCTCCTCAACCTACCCCAGCACAGGGCGGGTCTGGAGGCGGTAGCGGTGGAACACCTGCTATGTCTGACATGCTCTCCCCAGGGCAAAAGAAGTTTGTAGCAGCTGCTGTTACTGGATACAGCTTGATGAGCCAAGCACTTCCTGAAACAAATAAGCAAGTAGGAATGAACCTGTTAACCAACCGCGCTATGGCGTTTGGTTTGCAAGACCCAAATAGCCAACCTAGATCAGCTAGTTTTATTCCAGGATTTATGGGCGGGCCTTTTCAAAACACTAGAGAAGAAGCGTACAACCGTGTAAGCGGTGTTCAACGACAGTTCTCTCAACGAGGTACTATCACCGATCCTATGGATGCTCCTTTGGCTATGGCAGCTGGGCAGCAAATGGGTATTGGTATGGCTCTTCCTGGTTATGAAAACTTGTTGGCTGGCGTAGGCACAATGTCTAACTTGACCCCTGGCGCTGGATTGCAGAACAGCATGGGAGCATACGCGGCTTTACAACAAGGCCGAAGCGTTAACATGCTACGAAGTATTGGAATTCAAATTAGAGACCCTCTAACTGGTCAAATGAAAAGCTTTAAAGACATCGCAAACGATGTGTGGGATAAGTTAAATAGAGAAAAGCTTGGTTCTGATCCAATCACTAAAGCTGATTTGGATATGGGATTCCAACCAGGTAACTCTCTAGACCAGCTTTTAAATAATTATTTTGGTAGCGACGAGTACCTGAGGTCTCAAGTAAAGGCAGCGCTATACGCTAGGGCATCTGGCGTATCTAAGTCTTATAAGAAGAGCGAGCTACAAAAAGCCGGTCTTACAACCGAGGCTATTACTAGCTTCAGTGATCGACAAACAAAAGCTATGGAAGGTATACAGCAGACTGCTAGAGCTGGAGCTGGCGCGTTTACAGTTAGCAACAATGCTGCTGAAGCTATGCAAGCTGCAGCAAATGCTATGGACCGATTAACTGGAGTTCTAAGTGGCGGTTCTTTCCTTAAGGGAATATTTGGTGGCTTTGGTGGAATGGCTAACGGTACTCCATCAACACTGATGGGCATGTTATTTTCAGCCCTTGGTATTGGAACTAGAGCTGAAGGCGGTTCTGTAGGAGGTTCTAAGCCATACGTTGTTGGTGAAAAGGGTCCAGAGCTTTTCTTACCTAAGAGTGATGGCGTTATTATACCTAACCATCTTTTAAATACAGATGGCCGTCATGAAGGAGGAGGAGTAAAGCACTCCCACTCATGGGGCGCAGACCCTATGAAGATCGGTGATGTAACTGACATTCTTAAAAAAGCAGGCTTTAAAGGAGAAGGTTTAAAGAACGCTCTTACCATCCTTGAGCGTGAGTCCGGTTATAACCCAAATGCTCTTAATCCTAATAAAAACACAGGAGACTACTCCTTAGGCCTTTTCCAGATTAACATGCTTGGTGACCTTTATAAGGAGCGCATGGAAAAAGTTTGGACAATGGCTGGAACAGGGCCTTTTGCAGACCGAAAGAAGTTTAAGTTAGGAAAGATGGAAGATCTTTACGACCCACTAACTAACGCTCGTGTGGCCTACCACATGTCAAAGGGTGGTGCTGATTTTTCTTCTTGGAGTACTAACCATTACCTTAAAGGTGATAAACCTTCAGGAAGTCCTACACCTAGCGCTTCGAACAACGACAATAAGGGAGGCAACTTCTTCTCCTCTGCTATGGGGTCATTAAGAGACTTCTTATCAAAGTTTGCTCCCGATACGCTTTCCACAATTCAAGGCTCAAGTGGCCAAATGGGTGGAGCAGGAACTACCAATAATTATGGCGGCGTAACAATTAGCATAAGCGGTGCCAAAGACCCTAAGTCAGTTGCTGCAGAAGTTAAGAGCGTTCTTTCAAGCGGAGATCTTCGCTCGTTTATAGGAGGTAGATAATGACACTAAATAGTGGAAAAGGAGCGGTTAATCTTTCCGCATCTACGGACGAGGGGGCGGAAAGACTAGCGAAGCTTGGAAAGTCCGCCGTTGCTTTAGGCAACACCCAGTTCTCTACATCACCGCAGTCTTTACAAAATACGCAGATCTATGGAACTAACGCGGTAGCACCAGCTGACATTATTAGACCAAGCTCTGCTCCTACAAAGGGATTCCCTGGAGTAACCATACCAAAGGGCTATAAGTTTAACTTGCCTCCGCATTCTTGGAGCTTGCCTGTACGCCCAATTAACGTAGGTACTAATGAGCGAACTTTTGTAAAAAATACTTCATATGATTCCTTTCATGGCTTACGCCGTGGAAGAATATGGTTTTACCTTGGAGAGTATGATCTATCTAAGACTAACCAAGGCCAAGCAACAAAAGCCACAACTCTTAAAGGGCTGACCTCATCCCCAGGCGCTACTGAAGCAAATCAATACAACGCGGCTTCAAGAGCAGGAACACTTTTAACTGGAGATAGAAAATATGGATTCCAGTTTCTTTGGAACCCAGAGTCAATTAATAGCTCAGTGTCTATTAATATGGATGTGACTCCAACAGCAGCAGACAGATTTAGGTCAGTCTCTGGTGTTTTTCTTGGTAACACCAACGTTACGGTAAGCCTAGTTCTTGATAGAACTAACGACTTTGCGTGCTTTAAAGGGGACTACAGGTTTGCTGTATCTGACACCCCTACCGGAAAACGATTTTCTATTCCGCCATCTGAATATTGGGCAAAGTACTACAGAGCAGGTTACCCAGAGGAAAACAAAGACACAGCTATATCTGCAAGAATTTATGAGCTTATGGATAAGGGCACGTTAGCTGACCTCGAGTACCTGTTTAAAACTGTAAACGGAGCTGGAGCGGCTGAGAAAAAAGACTGGTCAAACCTGCTTGGACGAAAGACCGCAGACATTGGGTTTATTCAACCAATCCTAGTTGCTATGCAGCTAGGGCCATCAGCAGATAGCCTTTCGTATGTTGGTTGGATTAGCTCTTTAAACGTTAACCACGTTGCATTTACGGAGTCTATGATTCCAATTAGAACTATGGTAACTATTAACTTTACCGCAATGACCGGTACCGGATTAGTGAACGCGTAGGAGATAATATGATTTTTCAAAACTCTCGTTATGAATATTCAGTTGTAGACTTTTTTTCTGTAACAGAAAATGGTGACTCTGACCCTGTAGTTTTTTATAAGTTCTCTAACCTAGGGCTAACATCATGGAGAGAGCACGTATACGTTGAAGGCGAGCGCCTAGACCAAATTTCAAACCAGTACTACAAGCGCCCTGGATTTTGGTGGATCATTATGGAATACAATCCAGAAATTACAGATATTACTAACATCCCAGCGGGAACTGTTTTACGGATACCAAATGTTTGATTACATCTCCGTTTCTTTTCCTCAAACCGATTTACAACCAGTAACGGTTTACAGCGCTTACATATATCAAGAGCGCTATAAGCATGAAATGGCTGTATTAACGTTTAAAGACTGGGGCGTGCTTTATGAAAGCATTGAGCCTGGATCTCCTGTGCAGATAACCACTAAGAGCACAGGCGGTAGTAGAGAGTTTTTTGGCTACATCCACCACGTCACTCCTAACAGAACTCCAGGAAAAGACTACGTGGAAGTCACTGTAATTGGGGCCTCCTATAGTATGAAGAAACCTTCTCAGACAATTTATAGAGATGTTACAGCTGATGTGGTTGTTAAAAAGATTGCTAAGTCCCATGGATTTGTTTGCTATGCAGTTCCTCACCCTCGTGTGTATGAACAAATAGCTCAAGCTGGCCACACTGACTGGGAGTTTATGATTCGCTTAGCAAAGCAATCTGGTTACTCCTTACGAGCAGAAAACACTGAGCTCTACTTCCAACCCCTATTAGAAGACTATTCTAAGTATCGTGCAGAAGCTCCTATTTTAACCATGGGCGACGTAGGAAGCATTGACGGCACCTCTATGTACTCCTTTACGCCTTTAATTGGTGAGTCTGTTCCATATGGGGACGCGCAGAAAGCTGCTGTAGCTATTACTGGTGTGGATCGTTTTAACAAAATTGCTGTTAAAACTACCAATCAAAAGCGGTTGAAAAAAACTAAACTTAAGTTTCAGCCAGAATTCTTTGACAGATTTGAAACATCTGTAGTTGCTACAGACTCTCAAATTGCTAATTACGAAGCCACTGCTGCTGACAATATTAACTCTACTTTTCCTTATCGGGCGCGTGTTGAAGTTATTGGAGATGTAAAACTAAGGCCCGATTTACCTGTGTATCTTACAGGACTTGGAGCAACTTACTCCGGGTATTGGACAATTTTAAATACTGAGCATTGTATTGTAGAAACCCAAAGAAACGTTTATACCTATACAACATTCTTAGAGATTGGAACTGATTCGTTGGGATCAGCTACTGATTGGACAGATAATAAAAACATATCTGCTAGAACTATTATTCCAAACGTACGCCAAACTAAAGTAAAGCCAACTACTCAACTTTTAAAACGTTCTGTAGCGCCATCACCTCAGTTGAAGGGCAGCTTTGGAACTTTAAACAATCGTGCCAAACCGTCTTCAGGATCTGTTAAGGTTACCCCTCCTGTTTGGAGAAGCACAACTACATCTTTAGAATCAATAGCTCCAGAGGTTCGTAAACCATCCTATGTTGTCTCTAGACTGCAAAGAAAGGGTGACCTCTAATGTCGTATGACAAAAGATATTATGGGCTTTATGAAGGGTTTGTTCAAGACGCGAACGACCCTGAAGAAAATGGGCGGGCACGCTTAACAGTGCCACAGGTTACAGGTGAAGTTGAGTGGACGGGGTGGGCTCCAAATGCTGGTGGGGGTTCTATATCTCAAACTAATTACCCATACGGAACTTTTTACACAACTGCCGACCAAGCCATTGGGGTTAACACAGCCACTGTAATTAATACTAGTTGGGTTGAGGGCGACGCTAGTAAAACCTACTTAGATGGAAGCCGTATATATGTAGAAGAGACTGGAGATTACTTTGTTCAGTTTTCCGCTATGCTCATTAAGACTAACTCCAGCTCTGGAACCGCAAACATCTGGTTTAGAAAAAATGGCGTAGACATTCCTGACAGCAACACTAAGATTACACTGGCTGGAAATAACGCAGAAATAACAATGACTGTGGGCCTTATATTAGATCTAGATGCTGGGGACTATATACAATTTGTCTCTTCAGCTAGTAACACAAATACCTTTATAAGCTCTGATGCAGCAGGGGTTGGGCCCGCTACACCGGGTATCATTGCTACTTTAAACCTTATAGGAAAATACAAACCTCAACCAGGTCAAAGGGTTTGGGTTATGTACATTGGCGGAGACCCTAACTTTCCGGTATGGATGGGAGCACAATCATGACAGAGAAAGCTATATCACTTCCCTTTGGATTTAATGAAAGTGGTGGCATTTCGTTTACTACCGACATTAAAAAAATATGGCAAGACCGCGTTGTAATAGCGGTTATGACCAGCCTTGGAGAGCGTGTTATGCAACCCACATATGGTAGCGACGTTAAGCTGGCTACGTTTGAAAACATAGAGAACGCTACTGTTGTAATTAAACAAGCTATAACTATTGCTTTTTCTCGATGGCTGTCTCAGCTGTCTTTGACAGATGTAAAAGCTGTCTTTGATGAGTCTGAATCAACCCTTAATATCGAGGTCACTTATAACTATGGAGCGGCCCTTGACGACACTGTAACGATAAAAACCGCTATCCTTAATAGGTCTGGAGAGATACTCTTGGAGGTACCAAATGTCTAATAGCTTTATTCCACAGGTCGACTATACGTCTAGAGACTATGCCGCATTGCGTGAGGACATGCTTGCGCTTATTCCTAACTATGCGCCTGGTTGGACTAACCGAGACCCTTCAGATTTTGGCATGGTGCTAGTTGAGCTGTTTGCTTACATGGGTGACCTTCTTAACTACTACATTGACCGCTCAGCAAACGAAGCCTTTATTACAACTGCTAGCCAGCGAGACAATGTGTTACAGCTTGCTAACCTATTAAGCTACGTGCCTACAAGCCGTACAGCTTCGACAGTAACTTTAACATTCCAGAACAGTACTGGGTCGGCTATTACTGTGCCCGCACTTACTCAGGTAGCTACTACCACTATATCTAGTGCAACATCTACACAGATTGTTTTTGAGACAGATGCGGCAGTTACTGTTCCAGCAAAGGTTGGGTCTACAAATGGATCCGCTACTGTTACTGCTACACAAGGTCTAACTATTACAACAGAAGGCCCTACTGACCCTAGCGGTAACGGAATTGGGACTTCTGATGGGTCGGTTAACCAAACCTTCCAACTCGCAGAGAACCCTGTAATTAATAACAGTATTGAGATTGTTGTTAATGGAGTTAACTACACACAGGTTCAGTACTTAATTGATTACAACAGTTTTGACCCAGTTTTTGCGGCAACTACAAATGCTGCTGGAACAACTTTTGTTACATTTGGTGACAACGTCAGCGGACGAATCCCACCAAACGGGGCAAAAATCTATGCAACCTATCGAATAGGTGGGGGAATAGAAGGAAACGTTGCTTCAAACACAGTTAAGTACGTTTTAACTAATGCGGTTTCTGGTTTAAGCGTATCCAACCAAGACATAAGCGTTTCCGGAGACGGAGCTGCAAAAGGCGGAGCTGACGCAGAGTCTACCGATGATATCCGCATTAACGCCCCAAAAAGCGTTCGTACATTAAACCGCGCTGTTTCTTTAAGAGACTACGCTGAACTGTGTATCCAGGTAAGCGGAGTTGCTAAAGCTATTTCAATAGCTGATGTATACACAAGCGTAACTGTTTACTTTGCTCCATTTGGAGACAAAGGCGTTCAAATAGACGGTGTTACCCCATCTACAGTCTTTAACAACCTTAAAACATCTGTACTTGATTACCTAGTTGATAGAGTCCCAGCAAACACAACTGTGACTTTGCAACCGCCTTCCTATGTTCCAATTGACTTAAACATTAGTATCACAGTGCTTCCGCAATACAAACAGTCATTAGTACAATCTGCTGTAGAAGAAACTATTCTTTTGCTTCTTGATTTTGCAAACGTATCTTTTGCAGACCGCATTACTATCCAAGATATTATGACCGCTATTAGCTCTGTAAACGGCGTTGCTTACGCAAATATTACAAAGTTAGTTCGTCAAGACGAGCTCAACACGAAGACAATTACTAATAAGGCTCTTACTTCAAATGTAGCGACTCTTACAACAAGCGCTCCTCACGGGTTTACTGTAGGGCAATCAGTTCTTGTAGAAAACGTAGATACTACGTTTAACGGCACGTTTGTTATTACCGCTGTTGGCAGCACAACTACATTCAGCTATTCTCAAATTGCTGCTAACGTAACTTCTGCCTCAGCAACTGGCTCTGCAACAATTTTAGTTGTCGCTGATGTTGTGTGCGACACTCCAGAGATCCCAGAGATTGGTGACCTAACAATTACCTCTAGTGGAGGAATAACAGTCTAATATGTCACGTTATGGTATTGATTACTATGGAAATAGTTATTATGGCGCTAGTAGCTTAATTGCTTTTGATGCTACGCCATTTACAGCTACTGGGTCTAACTACGGTGAGATCACACTTGATTGGGTTA